CACGATTGGAAGCACTATTCATTAACTGCTTAACGAAGGGAACTTTAGCGTGGTATTGATCGAACAATTCTGCTGCTTTGTCTTTTGATACACCAAGTTCGGCCTGGAGTTTTGCTTTACCCATACCATAAAATAATCCAAGGTTAATGACCTTGGCTTGTGATCTAGGAATCTTTGCCATGTCTGCTACGACCTGGTGAAAGTCCGTTGAAGTATCATTTTCATAATTATCTATTACGTCATTTACAGACGGAAATTTATGTAAAGCTGCATAATGCACTACTAGCCTAGGTTCTTGCTGAGAATAGTCAAAACTACCCCATCTATGGCCTTCCTCAGGTATAAAAATAGACCTAATCATAGGTCCAAGTTCCTTATTTCTAGCTGGAAGTTGCTGTAAATTAGGATTCGAATAAGAGAATCTTCCGGTTACAGTCCCACCTTGATCCGATCTTATTTGGTTTATATCAGCATGGATACGACCTTTGTGTTCATGTTTAATTATGGTATCAATAAAAGTAGTATGCGCTTTATTAGTTTCTCTAGCTTCAGCAATCATTCTAACAATTGGATGTTCATGATTCATAATAAAATTTTTAGTAAAGGAGGGTGCATTTGATTTTGCAGTTCTTTCATAGGGTAACTTTAATTTATCAAAAACTTTGGCAACACTTCTTGCAGCCATTAATTGAACATCTATTCCTGTTTCTATTTTTATTTGTTGGAGTAAGTTTTCTTCTTTTATTACTAACGCTTGCTTCAATTCATGAGCTCTTTGAACGTCCACTCTCACCCCAAGAAATCTCATGTCTACCAGACAAGGAAACAGATCTGTCTCAAGTTGAAAAATAGACTCCACATCTTGGTGAGTAATTTCTTTTTTAAATATTTGCCAAAGTTCTAAAGTAAGTTCTGCATCTTTTTCTGCATAGGCTCCAACATGAAGCGCCGGGAGCTGCCACATATCAGCTTTAGGATCTAATCCTCTAGACTTTGCTTCTTCATTAAGTGCAGACTCATTCTTACCATAACCTAAATAATCCCAACCCAAACTATTTAAATCAAATCTGAATCTATTTTCATTAATCAAAGATGCTGCAATCATCGTGTCTACGATTTGTCCTTGAATTTTTAAACCCATAGATCTAATCCAACTAACATCATACATTGCATTGTGAAATATTTTTATAGCTGGTGTATTTAAAATATCTTGAAACCATTTAAGAGTTTTTTTCTTATCCATGTTTGGCCCTGATCCGTGAGCAATTGGAAAATAAAACTTTTTACCTGGTACAGCTACAGCGATTCCTACAACTTCACCATTACCGATGATGGCACCACTACCTTTAGATTTTAAATCAGGATCTCTTGTTTCTAAATCAATTGCTATTTCATCATAGGATCTTAAATCCGGATACTCTTCTGGTTCAATCCATTCTGTCTGTGCTTCAAATAGAGGTACTTTCATTTTAATTTAAAGTTTTATTACTGATTTGTTTTCGTTCTTGAGCAGCTTTGTAATGATCAACACTACTATGATCACCAAAGTAATGAGTGTTTCTTTTAAAAGACTCTTGGCAATACCATGTATCAAAAAGATAGTTACCTAATTTTCTACAATAATCTATAATTGAATTATTAATTTGAATATAGCTATGATGATATCCTGTTTTTATGAAACCAATTTTTTTTAAAAACCCAATTCCATTATCAAAATGATTGTCAGGAATTTTTAAATAATCAGACTCCATCAAAAATACTTTTGGTTTTTTATTTTTCAATAACATTTCGTTTTTAAATTTTTTAAGATTTACTTCATAACCATTTTTAGTGCACATATCTTTATATATTAAACCAATCATAATATTTAAAGCAGCGTATGTAGTTTCATTACTAACATCTTTCATTAAAACATCAAAAGGTTTTACTTTCCATTTACGTCCAAGAGTGTAAAGTCCACTGTGAAAAAAACTTAAATGTTGTAACTCAATTATTTTAACTTCTTTACCTTTGTAAAAAGCTTTTATAGTTAGTTCGTCTTTAATCATTTTTTCCTCATATCTTTCATTGTTTTTATTTCTAACTCACAGTAATGAATTATTTTTTCAAGGTCTTGTATTCCTGCTTTGTTTTTATAACGACAAACATATTTAATTACGTTGCCCTGGAAGAATGACAAAGCATTCTTTGAAATAAATTCATAAGGTTGAATTAAAAATTTTTTATAATGAGATCCACCTATCTGTTTATCTTGTGGAAATGTGTCGGTGAATATATCTTTATGCGTCATCGCTACTTTTTTTAAGGTCGTCTAAACATTCTTCTGCATTTCCTTCAAATGTAAGTATTTCATTATTTTTTGTATAAACAATTTTATATTCTTTCTCTTCTCCTTCTATTTTTGTTAAACCTATTATCAATATCTTCGTCATAACTGGTAACCCTTCCTTTCTATTTTTGCTCTCATTAAATATAAATTTCTTTTTGCTCTCGTACACCCTACATACCATACTCTGTGCTCTTCGTCACGCTTTATTATACTTTTAGTAGTAGCTTCTCTTATTTTTTTAGCATTATCTAATACTAAAATTACGTTCTCACATTCACCACCTTTGGCTGCGTGAATAGTAGATACTTTGATTCGTGCTTCATCACTTAATCTTTCTTTATTTGACAACATTAATCTTATATAAATTTTTTCATCAGCGGGTGCATTATCAAAACACTCAAACCATTTTAAATCTTTTTTAAGTTCTCTATTACCCATGTATTCTTTAATATCTTCTAGGGCGCTATCCAATACGTCTTCACCATTTAACCATTTGCTATGATTAATAATTGCTTTGTATAATTTAGTGTTGTAACTTTTTTGATGTCTATTTTCATAGTATAAACCTTTTACTTTTAAAAGATCACATACTTCTTTGGCCCTGGATAACGTTCGGGTTAATATCAACCAATCCTGACTAAATAAGTCAAGATTCTCTAAGCTATTGATTTTACTACACAATCCTTCTTCATCTCTTGGTAAATAATTTTTAGTTGCTCTAAGTCCTTCTATTCGTGCCGTAATAATTTCTGATACATCCTGTACTGCTCTTGGAATTCTCCGTGATCTTGATAATACTTTTTCTGTAGCGGGTTCTTTAATAAATCTGTCAACATCTGCTCCGGCCCAACCATAAATTGCTTGGTCATCATCTCCTGCAAGATAAATATTTTTTGATTTAGATTTTAGTATGTCATATAGTTTCCATTGTATCGGGGATAGATCCTGAGCTTCATCAATAAACACCACATCAAAATCTGGAATTTTATTTGGTTGCTGCACGATGTCATGAATCATATCGGTAAAGTCTACTAAGTTGTTTATATCTGGATGTTTGTAGTGATTATAGTTTGCTTCAATATGTTTTAACAAATCAGGTTTTACATTTGTTGAATGTTCTCCTGTGCAATACTCATCCCATACTGAAATATTTTTTTCTTTTGCTTTTAAAATAATTTGAAAGTATTCGTTATCGCAAGTTAAGTAAGGTGAGGCATCTGCATCTTTTTTAGCATTGACTCTTATACTTAATTCTTTTCCAAGGTCATTGTAATGATAATCCTGCATAACGTTTTCTTCTCTTAGTCCTAAACTATGAAAAGCTAAAGAGTGTAGTGTTTGAAAATATCTAAGTTGTTTCTTTTTATACTCAGGATTTTTCTTCAACATCCTATCTCTTGCTTCATGAGCTGCCTTACGCGTAAATGCAAAGTAACCTATTTTATTTACCGGAGTGCCTACTCGTATGTAAGCCATGGCTCTTCTAATTAATTTTTCTGTTTTCCCTGTACCTGGAGGGCCATATATCTTGGTAACTTTGGTCATTAAAGAATATCTTTTTTACTCTTCATTGGTAAAATTTCTATTTCATTTTCTTCTTTGTTAAAATATTTCATAGAAACTTTTATACATCTTACAGGGTTGTTAGATTTCTTTTCAGTTGCTTTCTTGGGATATCTTTTAGGATGTCTAAGTTCGGCATCAAAAAAATCCATTAACATTTGTCCTGTTCTATCAATCTTAGCTTTCCATTCTTTATTTTTTAAAAAATTATAAAAAGGATCAAATACAAAATAAG